TTGGGATAACACTGATAAGCTTGCTGATCGCTTGAAAGAGCTGTTTACAGTCAAAGAGCTTAGCAATATGCCAGAACGCGAGATGATCAAACAGATCGACCAAGAATTTAACGTTGGTAAGTTCAATGCTAGTCGCCTGATCAGAACAGAAGTCAATTACTTTTATTCTAAGACTAAGCTTGACAATTGGAAGCGTCGAGGCGTCAAACAGTATCAGTTGATAGCTATCTTGGATAGTCGGACAAGTAAGATCTGTCGCAGTATCAACAAGAAGATATTCAATGTTAGTGATGCGGTTTTCGGTAAGAATATGCCACCATTACACCCTTTTTGTCGAACAGTAGCGGTTATTTACTTAGGTGCTAAACGACTTAAGAATGTTACCGGTCCAGAATTTAAATTTAGAGATATTCCTATCCATTTGGAGAAAGATAAGTTCAAAAAATCAGATATAGAAAAAATTTATAAACGTCTTAAATTTGTATTTGAAAGTTACCAAAAAGAAACAGGTATCGATATTCAAAAGGAAATGCAGAACCCAACCTTTATCGATAAGGATAATCCTTATAATGACGAAAAAAGTAAGTTCGTTCGATACTTATTAGAGAAAACTGGATATACTGATTATCCCAGAAAAGTTGAGACCGTTGAAAAAAGTGATAGATTTTATCGTGGAGTTAGGGATACCCCTACTAAATCGGCACAAGAATTTCTTGATCAAATCAATACAGGTGATATGCCAATCTCTGGTGCTGGAAATTCAAGTAAAGGCCGCGGATTATACATTAGCGATTTGGAATTTAAAGCAAGAATGCATGTTAACAAAGGTGCCAGCGGAAAGATAGGAATTTGGGGGTTAGATAAAAAGAGTAGAATTTTAGACTTTGATAATTGTTATATGCCGGTAGCATACCATGAGATAAATTTATCGGTGCCAGATGCTGTAAAAACTACTGAAAGTAATCTTGATATATTAGCGTTAGTGTGTGGCTATGATATCATTAGGTGGAAAAGCACAATTAACGTATTGAATAGAGGTAAGATGCTATGGCCAAAATATATAAAATAAACAGCGTTACTTTTGAATATGCTTATATGGAAATTTCTGGCAAAACCCCCGGTTATTATAGTACCGAAGATCTTTATTACATTAGAGATTTTTGGTTTGGTTGGGAAGGTACTATCAAAAATGATGGATATATCGAAATAGATGATGTAAATCGTTTGATCTGCGAGCGACTTATTAAAGAAGAAGCAGAAAAGATAAAGCGAGCAATTACATCAGATATGAAGGTTATTGAGCTACCTAAAGGAACAGAAGTACCAACATATAAAAATCCGTACAAAAAACTTGATGTTTATTGACCTAGGTAAGTCGTAAAACTGCCCAAAATTAAATACGTGTGTGGGTCTGTTGTCTCACTTTTGAAAGTCGCTGTGTAGAAATATGGGGCGACTTTTTTCGTGCAGACAAAAAAACAGATGTACATGGGTAGAAAGGACAACCGTATGGAAAAAGAATTATTGTTTTTAGATCTGCAACGTTTTGCAGAGGGTGAACAAGGTGGCGGAAGTGACGGTGCAAACGCACAAGAAAGCGTTGAAGGTGCAGAGTCTAAAACAGAGCCTTTTAAAACCTTTGAGACAGAGTCAGAAATGGACTCATTCTTTGATAAAAAGCTTAGCAAAGCCTTAGAAACAGCTCGCTCTAATTGGCAAAAAGAACAAGAAGAACAAGCTAAGACGGCTAAAGAACGTAAGAATATGACCGAAGAACAAAAGCGTGAGTATGATTTCAAGCAACGTGAGCAAGCACTTAGCGATCGTGAAGCTGAGATCACAAAACGCGAGAATAAAAGCAAATTGGCAAATCAGTTGATCCAAGACGGTTTGCCAGCTGGTTTGGTCGATGTCTTCGGGGATGTACTTGCTGATGAAGATGCTATGAATGCTAGTTATCAAAAAGTGAGTGAAGTTTTTAGAAGCGCGGTACATGATGCAGTTGAAAATCGCTTAGCTCAAAGCGCGCGCACTCCTAAAAGCACGCAAGGCAACTCAACACCTAAATCTGTTGGTGAGGTATACGCTGAAAAAGCTAATAACTCTAACGGATCTAAGAACGATTTTTGGAAATAGGAAAGGAGAAAAAATCTAATGTATACTCAATTTCAAAGCGGAAAGCAATTGAACTTCTTAGCTTCTGAAAAGTTCACAGCTTTTCCGGAAACGATCAACAGCACCAATTACAACGTTCAAACTGATGATCAAGGTCGTAAATATGTACCAGCTGGAACAATTTACCCAACAAACGATGCTAAGGCAATCGGAATCACAGTGAATGACGTATATGTGCCAAGTGATGGATCTAATCAAATGGTAGCAGTTATGCGCGAAGGCTGGGTCTTGAGCAAACGTTTGAAACCAACACCATCAGCAGAAGCGATCAAAGCAATGACTGCGATCCACTTTAAAGATTTAGAAACTTCTGGAACTGTAAGTTCTGATTAATTATAGAGTTAGGAGAAGATAGTAGATGAAAAAGGAAATGATCAAATTAGATTTACAACGATTTGCAACACCGATCCTTGACATGTTTGATCAAAAGACGGTCGTTGATTATACCCGTAATCGCAAATATCGGGATCTTTTAGGCGATACATTATTCCCAGCTACAAAAGTTCCAACGCTAGAAGTTGACATTTTGAAAGCTGGTAGTCGAGTACCGACGATCGCTAACATCTCTGCTTTTGATACTGAAGCTGAGATCGGTAGCCGAGATGCTGCAAAAATGACTGCTGAACTTGCGTATGTGAAGCGCAAGATGCAGATCACTGAAGAAATGCTCATCAAATTACGTTATCCACGCAATACTGCCGAAGAAAATTACTTAAAGCAATATGTCTTTGATGACATTGACGCAATGGTTCAAGCAGTGCTTGCTCGTGGTGAACAAATGACAATGGAAATGTTTGCTACTGGTAAGATCACTGATGAAAAGAACGGTATTGCTATCGATTATAAAGTACCAGAAGAGCATCAAAAAGAATTGTCCGGTAAAGCTCTTTGGGGAAGTGATAGTGCTTCTATCATCGATAATTTGCAAGATTGGTCTGATACGTTAGATATCACACCAACACGGGCATTGACGTCTAAGAAAGTTTTACGTACTTTGATGCGTAGTACTGAGATCAAAGAAGCTATCTTTGGAAAAGATACTGGCCGTGTTGTTGGTCAAGCTGATCTCGACCAATGGATGACTGCCCAAGGTTTGCCAGTGATTCGAGCTTATGATGGTAAATATCGTGTTGAAGGTGAAGATGGCAAGATGACAACAAAACATTATTTCCCAGAAGATCGCATCGTATTATTCAATGATGAAGTTCCTGGCGAAAAAATTTACGGCCCAACACCAGAAGAAAATCGTATGCTTTCAAGCAATGCCCAAGTTTCTGCAGTGGGTAATGTTATGGCCAAAGTTTACGAGACAGGCGAAGATCCAATCGGAACTTGGGTATTAGCAGCCGCAACGATGCTTCCATCATTTGCGAGTGCCGATGATGTTTTCCAAGCTAAAGTTCTTTAATTTTGGAGGGATTAAATGTGGATCAACAAGTACTTGAAATGGCTACCGCCTTAGGTGCGAGACTAAAAAGTAGTGACGATGTTTTGATGAGCGATTTGATCCAAGAAGCGATCGCGCAAGTTCTTGATTATACTGGTCAAAAGAAATTAGTTGGCAACCTTGATGTCTATGTGAAACGTTTGGCGATCGTCAATTATAACCGTTTAGGCTTAGAAGGTGAGACGCAACGTGTCGAAGGTGGCGTGACGAACTATCTTGAAATGGGTATTCCTAAAGACATTCGACAGGGATTGAATCAATATCGAATCGCTAAGGTGACGAAGTTATGAGATTAAAGGAAAGTGACTTAACAACAGTTTATCTAAAAGAGCCTATAAACACTCAGGATGACGAAGGCTACAGCATCAAAAGCTGGGGCGATCCTAAAGAAATTAGGATGAATGTTCAATCTGCAGGCGGAACAGTCAATGCTCAACTTTATGGCAAGGATATCAAATACATCAAGGCATGCAAATATCAAGGCACAGAACTTAGTGAAAGTCATGGTGAAGGTTTTGGTATTTGTTTATACGTTGATAAAGACGAAGATCCTGACTACAAGATCACAGCGATCCAAGAATTTTCTACGCACAAGAATATTACGCTAGAGCGCATAAAAAGGGAAGATAGTCATGATTGATGTTGAGATCCATGGTTTAGATGAACTCGAAGCAAAGTTAAACAAATTGCCTAGTGTTTTAGCTGAGGGCGCAATGAATGGGCAAGAAGATGCGATCGAACAAGCCGAAGCATATGCTGTTGATGAATTGCAATCAAGCATCAAATATTCGCAAGGAGAGCTTGCTAGAAGCTTTAAACACGAAGTTAAACAAGATGGTGATGAGGTTATCGCACGTTGGTGGAACTCGTCTATGGTGGCTATTTTTCGTGAATTTGGGACTGGTAAAGTCGGGGAGAATTCGCCTAAAAAATTACCGTCTAACATTGCGATCGCATATCGACAAACGCCGTGGTATATCCCTGCAGAAGAAGTTGATATTGATCTAAATAAGATCTATGGTATTCCAAAGATCAAGATCAAGGGCAAATACTTCTATCGAACAACAGGACAGCCAGCACGTCAATTTATGACACCAGCAATGGATAAGTTGGCTAAAGAAGCGCCTAACATCATCAAAACACGTGTAGAACAAGAATTTAGAGATAAGCTAGGTGATTAGATGGAGATTTATAATGTCAAAGCGCTAGTTTTTAAGACTTTGAAGGCTATGCCAGAATTAAAAACAGTCTCGCCAAATTATCCCGATAGCTTTACAAAGTTTCCAACTGCGATTTATAAAACATCTCAATCATCGTATATCCGGGATAGCAAACAACAAGAGACTGATACTGAATGGCAGATCACTATTGATCTGTACAGTGATCAAGGATCGCTAACAAAAATAAAAGACGAGCTCATTGCTAAGTTTTCAGCGATGGGCTTTTCTAATAGCGTTGGTGATCAAGATTTGAATGGAATAACTCGAGTGCTGATCGTATTCAACGGTATCGTTGATAATACAAGTGGTCGAGTTTATCAGAAAGGATGAAGAAAATGAAAAACGTAAAACTTTATAGCGATACATTAGCGTTAGACCTGCAACGCTTTGCAATCGACAATACAGAAGGTCTTGTAGGTACTGGCACTAAACTGGAACGTTCTTCTGATGGTACAACATGGGAAGAATTTGCCGACATTAAAACGATCCCTGAATTAGGTGGGGACACTGAAAAAGTTGACGTTACTACTTTGGCTGATGATCGCCGGAAACAAGTTGAAGGCATTCAAAATGCTTCTAACGTGCAATTCCAAGTTGTATACAAGGGGCCAAGCTTCGCAAAAGCGTTGGCTGAAGCTGGTGATCGTAAGCAATATCAATGGAAAGTTACTTATCCAGATGGCATGACAGTAACAATGCGCGGTTCGTACAACATCAAATTTGCATCTGTTGCGGTCAACGGCGCTTTGGGGTATACGATCACGATTACTGTTTCTGACGGGCCACATTTTAAAGCAGCGACAGCAACAGTATCATCTGACTAATAATACTTTGATAGGTGTAGGTTCGAGTCCTGCATCTATTTTTATTAAATAAATATATATTAAGGAGTTTTGTAATATGGCAACATCAATTAAAAAAGCAACAAAGAAATTGGAATTTGGAGACCTTGAATTAAGCTTGCGTTTAGACGGACGTAGCATTTTTAACGCTGAAAAACGTTTGGGCAAGTCAATGCTTTCGCTTTTCATGGACTCACAAGGTGGGAACAAGCTACCACCAGTCAATGAAATTTTGATCGTGCTTCAAAGCGCAAATCAAACATCAGGCGTAACTGATGCAAAGATCGTTAAAGCTTTTGAAAAGTATCTAGATCAAGGTCATACAACGATGGACTTGTTTGGCGAGCTCATGGAATTACTTGAATTATCTGGTTTTTTCGGAAAGAAAGCGAAGACGAGTTCGAAGACAGATTCGGAATCGGTGTCTCTCGAGAACGAGGAACCAGCGGAAGACACACTTCTGTAAAAAGCGATCCTGACAGTTTCACGACTGTCTCAAAGTTCTTTGAAGAACTATATCCGATTGCAGTTGAGTCTGGTATCGACGCTGATCGCTTTTGGGATATGGACTTGTTAGAGATAATGACTCAAATCAAAGCAAACGAAGAGCGTCGTTTAAGCGAGTGGAAAGCTAAAGCGTATATGGATCATCGATTAAGTGAGTTAGTAGCTTATGCGGTCAATGATCCAGCTAAAATGCCAAAAATTGAAGAAGCTTATCCATTCGTACAAGATGATGTTGATCAAATTACGCAAGTATCGCCAGAAGAAAGCGATTGGAAAAAAGATCAAGCATTATTCATGAAACAAGCGCAGCGGATAAGACAATTTAACGAAGATAAAAAAGGAGGTGTGGAGAGTGAATCTTGAAGAACTTGAATTGAGGTTTAAGGCTAATTACGGTGACGTTATCCAAAAAATGGATGAGTTCACAGCGCTGATCGGTCAAAAAACTGGTGACATGCAAATGAAGGTCCAAAATAATTTGGATCGTATTCGACAATCTTATGGCGAAACCCTAGCTAAGTCTAGCGAATCAGCAAAAGAAGAGGTTAAACGACGTTCTGAAGCCGAAAATGATAAGCAAAGAGCTATCGAAAAGACTATTGAAGTGCAAGATAAGGCCACAGAAAAGATCGTTGAAGGCAACAAAGCACAAGTCGAAAGTTCTAGAGATGCAGTCAATGCGTCAGAAAAAGGTTTGGATAGCTTGACTGCGAGATTACAAGAAGCGTCAAATATGCAACAACGTATTGCAAATCAAACAAAAGTTGCGCGCGAAAGCGTTGGCGATATCCCTAAACCAAAAGTCGATAGCGAGACTGTTAAAAAGCAAACCACACCTCGGGTCCAGACTGAAGAAGAGAAGCTACAACCTTATATGCCAAAAAGAGAAGTTGATTTTGGGATCGATGACGAAATTCAAAAAGAAGCTATTAGGGCTAAGAAGGAAGTTGACGAATTAGTTTCTCACATCAATCAGAAGATGGAACAAGCTAGATCAATGCAACGCAAAATACAAGCTTTGACAGCAAGTAAAGATGATCTAGACATGAGTAAGCAAGGTAGTCAAGTTAAAGCATTGAAGCTTGATAATCAAATCGCTGATGCACAAGTCAAGATGGAAAAATTCCAGAACCAAGCTAAAGCTCTTGCCCAAGAAATGAAGCTGGAGTTTGATACGATCCCAGACTCATTAAAAAAGATCGCAAATGAAATGGATCGTAACGAAGATCAAATCGAGAAAGTTAGACGGTCGATCGCAAAACTTCGCCAAACTGATGAGATGATGGGTAAATCATCTGATAAGAACCCAAAAATAAAATCAGCTGAAAAAGAATACACACGATTGATCACCCGAAATAACGAGTTAGCAAAAGCTTATAGCTATGTTAGCGCTCGGGGTGATGAATTAAGAGCGGTTACTTCAAAAGTCAATACGGAACTTGTTAAAGAAGGAAACACAGCTACTGCAACGAGTTCTAAATTTAGCAGACTTAGAAATACGATCTCAGGTCTTTCATCATCATTCAAGCGCATGGGCGATGGTGGCGGTTCTTCAATGCGAAAAGCAAGCTCAAGCGCTTCATTGCTAGGTGAACGATTAAAAGGCGTAAAAATGGCAATGAGTATGCTTGCTAGCCAATTGATCGTGTTCACGTTGCTTTATCAAGGAATTATGATGTTAGCTCAAGGTATGGGCGCAGCGCTTATGACTAACAAGCAATTTGCAAGTAGTTTTAATGCGATCAAAGTAAATCTTTTAACAGCTTTCTATCCGATCTACAGTTATGTATTACCTGCGATCAATGCGCTGATGAGTGCTTTGCAAAAAGCAACTGGCTGGATCGCACAGTTCATGTCTGCTTTGACGGGCATGAGTCTATCTAGCGCTCGTAGTGGAGCACGTGGCTTATACGAACAAGTACAAGCTATGAATGATACTTCAAAAGCTGCAAACAAAGCAAGTGATGCTGTCAAAAAGCAACAACAAGAACAAGCTAAAGCGGTTCAACGTGCAAATCAACAGATCGCACAAGCCAATCGTGAAGGTGCAGCTGCAGTCGCTTCTGAAAACGAAAAGATCAAGGCAGCCAACGAGCAGGCTAAAAAAGCTTTTGAAGAAACTAAAAAGGCAAATGAAGAACTTCAAGGATCATTAATGGGTTTTGACGAGCTCAATGTCCTAGACAACAGTAAAAACAAAGACAATAGCAAGTTTGAAGGCCAACCACTCGAAAAATTCACGCCACAGCAGAAGCAAGATACACCTATTTTTGACGATCCTGCCCAAGACGATACTTCTTTAGATGGTGATCAACCTGGCATTGACTGGAATGTACCACTTGAAGGCTATCAAAGTGCAATCGATGCAGTTGATAAGATCAAAAAAGTTTTGGGCGAACTCTTTGACCCAATGAAAAAAGCATGGGATGAAAAAGGTCAAGCCGTGATTGATGCTGCTAAATATTCTTGGTCTGAGATCAAGCGTTTATTAGGCGATGTCGGCAACTCATTTATGCATGTTTGGGATAATGGGACTGGGCAACGAGTCGTTGAGAACCTACTTCAATTATTAGCTGACATGCTAAATATCGTTGGTGATATTGCTAAAGCATTCGCAAATGCTTGGGAGCAAGGTGATCGTGGCACGAGATTTATTCAATCTATTTTTGATGCATTGAATAGAGTTCTTGAGCTGATACATCACATAGCTACATCATTTAGAGAGGCATGGAATGATGGAACAGGCGAACGGATCGCAACGCATTTGATTGAGCTGTTCACGGGGATAGCAAATATTATCGGTAATTTAGCTGGGCAATTTGATAAAGCATGGCAACATGGCAACGTTGGGACATCTATCTTTAAGACTATTTTAGGCATGGTTGATGATATGCTCGGGGCTTTGAGTGATATGGCTAACTATACTGCCAATTGGGCTAAAAAGCTCGATTTTACTCCTCTGTTGCAATCGATCGACAACTTGCTTAAATCTATCCGACCAGTTACAAAAGACGTCTGGGACGGTATTGAGTGGGCTTATAAGAATGTCTTGTTGCCATTGGCCAAGTTTGCGATCACTGATTTGATTCCCGAGTTCTTTAACTTATTAGCAGCAGCTCTTAAGGTAGTTCATAGTGTCGTTAAAGCTGCCAAACCTGTTTTAGGTTGGCTCTTCGATGATTTCATAAAACCACTTGCTAAAGTGGCAGGCTTTGTGATCATCGAGTCTTTAAAATTATTGACTAAAGCATTAGAAGGACTATCTGATTGGGTCGATAAACATCAAACAGCTGTTAAAGTGATGACAGGAACGCTACTTACTTTATTCGGAATAAAGATAGCAGGTAGTGTTATTTCTGGTATCAAAAACTTTATCGATACTATTAAAATATTATCAATGCTCAAGTTTGATAAGTTAAAAGCCGGGGCAAAATATGCTGATGATCTTTTAGGCGTTGTGATTGATTTCGGTAAGCATCCGATCACAAAAATCAAGGAACTTACTAAGTTAACGTTCGGTAATATAAAAACAGGTTATACCAATGCTAAAAATCTATGGGGAGAAGTTAATAAGAGTTGGCAAAATAGTAATCTTGCCAAAACTGACTTCCTTAAGTCCGTGCGCTCGTCCATTAAATCTGGTGAGCCTATGAAGCTAGGGCAAAAGCTGGGGACGGGACTATCTGGAGCGATGATAGCTGTAACTTCTGGAATTGATATCTATAAAGGTATCAAGGCTAAAAATAAAGAAGATAAATTTCAAAACTTTGGTTCAGGTATCGGTGGTGCTATTGGTGGTGGTATCGGACTTTATTTTGGTGGACCTTTAGGCGCCGCTATTGGTCAACAAGTTGGATCTTTTATCGGTAAATGGGGCGGTATTGGCGCTTCTAAGTTTGGTGATGGTTGGTCTAAATACGGTAAAGGTAAAAAGCCTAAAGATTGGGTCGAAGCTATTGGCTTTAAGTCTCATGAGATCTTAGATAGCTTCACCTCTTGGGCTAAATCAGTCGGTAAGGATATCAATACCAACATTACCAAAGGGAAAAAGGAAGTCCAAAAAGCTAGTTCGAACCTTGGCAAATGGTCTACCAATTTTATTTCAGGGACTAAGAAAACAGTATCTAAATGGGCTTCTGATATTGGATCTAACATCAATAAAGACGTAGAAAAGGGTAAGAAATTAGCCACTTCTGCTGGTGACAAGATCAAGAAATGGACCACAGATTTTATTTCAGGTGCTAAAAAAGTTATTAAGTCGTGGGCTGAAAAAATCGGCGACAACGTAAACAAAGATGTCGATAAAGGCAAAAAATCAGCAACGTCAGCGGGTAATAAGGTCAAATCATGGTCTACTGAATTTATCGCTGATGCTAAAAAGAAAGTTCACGAATGGTCATCTTCGATTGGTGATAACGTAAATAAGAGCGTTGAAACTGGTAAAAGCTTAGCGAAAAATGCAGGCTCTAAAATCAAAGGTTGGACAACCGAATTTAGAGACTCTGCTAGCGGTTTAGTCAAGTCGTGGGCTGAACGTTTAGGCGATCACATCAACAACGGATCTGAATCTTCAAGAAGCAACGCTACTAATGCAGGTAGAAAATTGTCTGAATGGACGAGAAGTTTCTTTGGTGGTGCTAACAACAGTGTTTCTAGCTGGGCTGGAGGCTTAGGCGGTCATGTAGATCGTGGTATGGGTAATGCATATCAAGCTGCAGTCAATGCTGGTAAACGATTAGGAAATTGGGTATCTGATTTTAGACATAGCACTGCGCGGACATTAGGCGATTGGGCCGGTGGTTTAGGCGATACGATCGGTGGTGGAATTACTCGTGGCTTGCAAAGTATCAAAAATTCTGTAAGCAAGGTTGTTGATGCTATCGTGACACCAGTTCAAAAAGCTACTGGTAAGATCAAAGATGGTATTGATTGGGTCTTGAATAAATTAGGCGGTGGATCGCTCAACTGGGGGTTCTTTAATTGGAGCTCGTATGAAACTGGTACAGAAAACCACCCGGGCGGTCTAGCTTTGGTCAACGATCAAGTTGGTGACATCTATCGTGAAAGTTATGAATTACCAAACGGCGAGCAAGGATTATTCCCGGCTCAACGTAATTTCTTGACCTACTTGCCAGCTGGTACAAAAGTCAAGACAGCTACAAGTACCGCTAATGAACTTTCCAACATGGTTCCTAAATACGCCGGTGGTATCGGTAGTTTCAACTTTGATTTTAGCGGTATTAGTAAGGCACTTAGCGGACTAGATTTTAGCGGATTAGGCAACATATTTAGTGGTTTTGGTAGCTTCTTTGGTGGTGTGATCGATGAGTTAGAAGGTGTCATGGATGATATTGCTCATCCGGGTAAACTGGTCGATTATATCGTTAATAAGTTTGTTACGTATGATTGGGGCTTAGGCGAGGCATCATTAAAATTAGCCAAAGGCGCAGTCAATGAAGAAAAGAAAGGCATGATGAACTGGGCTAAAGATATTATCAAAAAATTCGGTGGCTCAACTCGTCAGACTGGACCAGGTGCGGAAGGCTGGCGTAGTGCTGTTAAAAAAGCGTTGCGTGAAAATGGTTTACCAACGACATCTGCTTATGTCGATGCTTGGGTGCGTCAGATCCAAACTGAATCTGGTGGTAATGAGCGCGCTATTGGCGGCGATGATGGATTAAGGGAAGGTAATGCAACAGGTCTTTTACAAACTAAGCCGGGAACCTTTAGAGCTTATGCTTTCCCTGGGCACGGTAACATCATGAAAGGCTACGATAACATGCTT